TATGCCTCATAAAAGTGGTCTATCATGTGTTCATCCGCGTTGATGATGTAAATCTCTTCTGAAACCAGCCATAGCCCGTAAGGGCTTTTGGTGGCGAATATAATAAAATAAAGGTTATGAGTAGGTTTACAATAACAAGACATAAAGGATTTAGATTAGTATTTAACAATGGATTTGCAATATCAGTTCAATGGGGAGATGGGAATTACTGCACTAGAAGAAATGATGGAGAGTTAAACCCAGACTTTGTATCTCCTAAAGAATCAGATTTTTGGACATCAGACAGCGCTGAAGTTGCTGTTTTTGATAAAAAAGGTAAAATGATGTCATTAGGAGAAGATACAGTTGCTGGATGGTTGTCTTCAGATCAAGTAGCTAATTTAATAGCTATAGTATCCTTTGCTAAAACTAAAAGAGAATTAAATAAAAGAATTAAAGCACTTAAATTATGACAAAATTTGAACGAGAATATTATGCTGATATTAAAAAAATTAGCGAATCATTAGAAACAATAGCTCACTCATTAGAAGTATTAGCTGAAATAAGAATTGAAGACATTGCTAGAAATCACACTGAATTAAGTGATGAAGATGATGAATTATTTAATGATGAAGAATCTTATATACCATTTCCAAATGTTGGAGACAATAAATAAATCGATATATACTAATATATAAACATTATATTAAATTAAAAAATAAAATATATAGATTGATATGAAAGATGAAGAAAACACTAATAGACAATTAGAAGGAATTAGTAATATATTAGAAGAATGTGATAATTATAGTTTAACTCCTGAAGTAGTCTATTTTGCTTTAAAAGAAATGCAAATGAATCCTACTATGTCTCCTTTATTAGCTATGGAAATAGCTTCAGAGGATTGGGATGTAATTTAAATGTGGAAATGCAATAAATCTTTATTATATTTATAAATGACCGCTAGTACTTGTATTAGCTGCTTGTTTGGACCCGGGTTCGATTCCCGGCATCTCCACTAAAAAATATTTACGATATGGGGATGATCGGATTTGACAGCAAGTAAGGGTATAAGGAAGGTCAATGCAACAACTGGCAAACAAGTTGAATTAGCGAAAGTTAATGTTGAAGACATTCTTTCTTATATTACGGATCTAGCAATGGATGCGGAATATGTTGAAGAACCAGCATTAATGGCTGCCTAAGTAAGGTAGTCTAGCAAACGGGTTTAATAGGGCATACTCGTAAAAGCCCGGTGGATGGTTGGTATTTTTTTTAATTTAAAAGTTACGTAAAATGAAAAAGTCAAAACCTATTACTTTAGAAGAATCAAATCAAATGTGGGATGAATGGTGGAACAGTTTAACTGATGAACAGAAGCAAAAGTTAGTTGAAGAGCAAGAAGCTATTGAAAAAGATAGAAATCTAAATAATAATTAATATATTTATTTCCATCATCATAAACTAAATAATATGTCAGTAGAAGATTTTTGGTGGGATACCCACAATGAAATTAAAAAACTTGGTATACAAAGAAAATTTGACAAACAATTGGAAAAAATGAGAAACCAAGAAAAACATCAATATAAAGACACAAGACAAATGTGGGAGTATGCCTTAAATAAAGTAAAAGGTAACCTATAATAATCAAAAATTTTCACCTATACCATATGTATAATCGTATGGTAAACGCTGATCACATATTTTCATTATTTGGGTCTGGAGATGATCTTGATGGTAATCCTGTTGAAAAATCTTATTTAAATTTTAAGCAAACCCCTTTATATTGGGTGGGGATGTTTAAAAAAACAGTATTAAATCACATAAATTTTAATAAAAAAATTGTTAAATTTTTACAAAAATCAAATCAAGAATTAACAATACATGAAATACAAGAAGCTGGTGAGGATGTTATTTACTATAAAGCTTGGGCCTATATTAAAAAAATTGATTTAAGTGAAAAATCTCATTTATTAGCTATAGATCATTATTCTGATGAGTTTTTAGATACTGCTTTAAAAATGGGTATTTCATTTTTTGAAGAAAAAGAAGAATATGAAAAATGTGCCCATTTAAAAAGAATTCTTGATTACTTTTCAGTTTAATTTGGATGTGCAAAGTAATATATGTACATTCATGATACGGGGTTTTTGAAAAATTAGAAATAGAGAGGAAATAAGGGGGAAGGGGAATAAATAAATAAAATATTATGTTAAGAAGAGAAGTATTAAATAGAGAAATAGAAAAAATAGAAAGTAGATTAAAAGTTTTAGAAACATCTATAGGCCGCCCAGGCATAACAGCAAATGATTTTAGAAAAGAAATACAAAATATATCAGATAAAATCGAAAATCTAAAATCAATAATAGCTAGAGAAAGATTCTCAGCAGATGAAATTAATCCACTTAGATAAAATAAAAAATAAAAGTTATGAAATTATCAGCAGAGCAAATTCAATCAAATTGGGATATCTTTATAAGTAATATAAACACACATATTACAGGAGATAGAAAAGAAAAATTATTAAATTTTTATAATAAATTCTCAGAACGTTTAATATTAATGCCCGCAGCCCATAAGAAAGAATACCATAATGCATTTCCAGGTGGGTATGTAGATCATGTTAATAGAGTAGTTCGTTGTGCCCTTAAACAATATGAATTATGGAAAAGTGAAGGAGTAGATATTACTACTTTTACAATTGAAGAACTTATATTTTCTGCTATTAATCATGATTTAGGTAAAATGGGAGATGAAGAACAAGATTCTTATATACCACAAACTGATAAATGGAGAAAAGATAAATTAGGAGAAGATTATATGTTTAATAATAAAGTCCCATTCGCCTCAGTTCCAGATAGAGGTTTATTTTTATTACAATCACATAATATTAAATATACTTTTAATGAAATGTTAGCTATTCAAACACATGATGGTTTATATGATCCCGCTAATGAAAAGTATTTAAAAGGATGGATGCCTGAGCAAAAACCAAGAACTGCTTTACCATTTATTTTACATCAAGCTGACATGATGGCTGCAAGAATAGAATTTGAAAAAGAATGGTTACCTAAGTTTTCTAGAAGTAACTTGGATGCCCCAAAGAAAAATTTTACATTGGGGGCAAAACCAACATCTACTAAGTCTAAAGCATTAGGGAGTATAAAAAGCAAAGGTTTAAAAAACATGTTAGATAATTTATAATGGAAATAATAGTCATATCTTTTTTAATAATTATAGTTGCAATCTTAGGATTTACAACTTTAAATTTATTACGTAAAAATGAAAAGCAAGAAGATATTCTTGTAGAATATATGAAATATTTAGATAAAATATCTAAAGTTATAGAAATATCAGATAAAAGACTCAAAAAATTAGATGCATTAGGTCGATTTGAAGCTGATGATGAAGTTGGTTTTTTCTTTAAAGGAGTAAAACAAATCCAAGAAATTCTCAACGAATTCAAGGTAAGAAAAATTGACTAATGGATAATGTAATAAAAAAAGCACAAAAAAAACGACAAAAAAGGAATTATTTTACACAAGAAACAGAAGATGCTATAGTATTATATAACAAAACTAAATCATCTAAAAAAAGAAGTAAAATATATCAAGATAAAATTCATTTTGCCTTTTTTAAACTCACCCAAAATATAATACATACTTTTAAATTTTATTATACAGATAATATTCAAAATCTAGAAGATTTACAACATGAAATAATGGTATTTCTTTTAGATAAAATTCACTTATTTGACCCAGCTAAAGGAGCTAAAGCTTATTCATATTTTGGAACTATAGTAAAAAGATGGCTTATAGCTTACAATCAAAAATATTATAAGAAAAAAATAGATAAAGTATCTGTAGATGATATTAACAATTATCAAAATTTAGATAAAAATAATCCTTGGTTTATAGAATCTCAAAAATTAGAAAAAAGTAGTGAAATTTTTGTTGAAAATATAAATGGTTTTGAAGGAAGTGAATTATCTAAAAAAGGATTTAAAGAAGGAGATAGATTATCATATTTTATTGATTGTTTTGTTAAATATATAACAGATAACATTTATAACATATTTCCTAAAGAATATGATGCCCAAATAGCAGATTGTATATTAGAATTATTTAGAAAAAGAGAAGCAATAGATGTTTTTAATAAAAAAGCATTATACATCTACATTAGAGAAATGATTGATGTAAAAACTCCTAAAATAACAAAAATAGCTAATAAATTACATACTATATATAAAGAAAAATATATTTTTTTCCAAGAATATGGTTATTTTCCTTCTTAAGAATTTAGATTCTTAATATTTATAAATAAAAACAATGGGACAATTAGATTCAATAGTATTTGGAAATAAAAGATTTTCGGATCTTTTAAATGAAATATACGATAATCAAACACAAAAGAAACAACAAATCTCAGCTTTAATTTCAGAATTAAAACCATTAATTCAAGAAATTGGTGATGCTACTTTAATAGTTCCTTTAATAAAAGAATATTTAGAAATAAGTGTTAAAAATGATGAACAGTTAATTAAAATGGCAACTATTGTACAAAGAGCATTACAATCTGTTAATGAGGATGGGGAATTAGGAATATCAGAAGAGGAAAAACAGGAATTATTAGATGAAATGGAAAGATTAGAAAAAATAGCTAGAAAAGAAAAAAATGATGAATAATGCCTAAAAATAAAAAATTTGGGGCTCCTGCAAGAAAAGGATTAAACCTTGGAGGAATGCAGGGTTTAATAAGGTCTGGAAGAGTTAAATTTGTTTTATTAAATAATAAAGAAAATGAAGATGTTTTTAAAACTAATGGAGAATGGTCTGGATTAGGGGGTATATTATATGAAGATATAGGTCAACCTACTCCTGAGGGAGGATTACCTTCTAATTTTGCAAAACCATTATTTCCTAATATAAAAATCCCACCAGTTTTAAATGAACTTGTTTATATAATAGATTTACCAACACCTGGAGTTCAAGAAGATATAAACGCTGTAACACATTATTATTTCCAACCAATTAATATGTGGAACAGTGTACACCACAACGCGGTTCCAGATACAGTAATATCAGAGGATGATCCAACAGATGATTATGATAAGACAGAATCAGGATTTGTTAGAAAAGTAACTGATGGTGCTACTGATATTGATTTAGGAAAAACTTTTAATGAAAAAATAGATACTAGAAATCTTCAATTATATGAAGGAGATATAGTATTACAAGGAAGATGGGGTCAGAGTTTAAGATTTGGAAGTACAGTAGCAAATGGTACTCCTACTAATTTATGGTCGTCGACTGGAGAAAATGGTGAACCAATTACAATAATTAGAAACCAACAATATAAAGATTCTTCTATTCCGACATGGGAAACTCAATTAGAAGATATAAATAAAGATAAATCATCAGTTTATTTAACTTCAACACAAAGAATACCACTTAGAGCTAGATCAAATTATGAATCATATACTGCTGGATTTGGGGAAACACCATCATCCCCATCATCTTACAGAGGTTCTCAAATAATATTAAACTCAGGAAGATTAATGTTTAACGCTAAATCAGATCATATTTTATTAGCTACAGGAAGAACTATTAGTTTTAATGCTGGTAAAGGATTTAATTTTGATACTACTGCTAATTTTGTAGTAAAAGTAGGAACTCAAATAAATTTAGGGGATAGAGCAGATAACGGAGCAGATGAACCTATAATATTAGGTAATAAATTTCTAAAACAATTTAAAACATTGTTAACAAAATTAAATAGTCTATGTACAGCATTACCTTCAGTAGGAACACCAGCACCGGGTGTACCAAATGTAGCAGTAGCTGCACAAGCCACATTTTTATCAGTACATATTCAACAAATGATGATAGAAATAGAAAATTATAAATCAAAAACAACATTTACTAAATAATGGCTTTAGATAAAATTATAAATTCGAAAGTTGTTTCTAATGTTAAAAAATTAGCTCAAAATGAAAAAGTTGTAGAAATTCTTAAAGAGCAATTTGTTACTAAATTAGGCATCCCTAAATGTCCAATGAAGCCTGAATTATTAAGAATAAATAATACTAAAAATCAACTAGTAAATTCAATTGGTAGAGTATTAGAACAAGTAAATAAATTAGATAAATTTGCAACTGATACTGAAAAAATGATTAGTAATATTAGGAATGTTGTTAAAACCATAAAAGCAATTCCAATTCCAACATCTGTTCCTCCTGGGGTTGGTATACCTGTTAATGTTATTACAACTTTAGCTGATGTTTTAGATTTTATAGGAAAAATGTTAGACAAAGGAAAAGGAGCAGTAGAGTCAGTTAAACCCGCTATAAAAGTTATACAAGATACATTAAATAAATTTATAGAAGATTTAAATAAATTAGATGGACTTATAGGTAATTGTTTAATAGAGGAAGTTAAAAGAAGTATGGAATGGGATCCTAATACTGATTATGTTCCTGGGAATAAAGTATCAAGAACTTTATTTTGTAAATCATTAGTAGCATCTACAGCATCTCCATTAACATCCGATGAGTGGGAAGTAGTACCGGGCCCGGGTGTTCCATTAGAAGAAGATACTACCCCTGAATGGGAATTTGGTCAAGAATATCCTGAACTTTCTATAGTAAAATATGTAACTTATTACACATCTTTATCAGATAATATAACAAAAATACCAGAAGATACTATATCAGTAGATTGGGATGGAGAATTACCTAGTGTAGCATTAGCAGAAGCAGGGGCGCAAATGGAAGAAGAAATTAATTTTGAAGCAACAAAAGTAGGAGATTCTTCTGATGTTGAAGAAAATGTTCAAACAGAAGTAGATTTAGAAACAGCCTTAACAACCCCACCTGGACTTTATTATGCTCCTTATTATTTGTTATTAGAATATGATCCTGAACAAGAAATAATTCCACGAAGAAGAATAGTAGCAACTCATGAAGATGATGAAGATGATAAATTAATAAATGACTTTTCATTTAGTGCAACAACCCAGGTTTTATTTAATGAAATGAAATTTAGAATAGATACATTAGGTTCTAATTTTGATCTTTCAATAATAGGAGAAATACCATCATTTGATGAAAAAGAAGCATCAAGAGATTCAATTACACCTATAGTAAAAGCAAAATATCCATCATGGACACCAGAAGAAATAAATGAATTATTTGACAAAGCATGGAAAGTAACAACTGAAAGAGGTCCTGGTGATAGTTGGTATGATAATCTTGCTGATGCTGCATATGAAAATATGACAGACATTATAACTGAAGCTATGGATGCTTATGTTTGGTTATTTAGAACAGAAAGAATTAATTTAGTTGCTACTACTATGAGAAGATTTAATGTTAGTGAAGAAGATGCTAAATATATGAATGACTTAGTTGATAGTTTTGGAAATATAGATACAGGTGGTTCTATAAATTCAACATCTCATGAAGTAGTTATTGATAATTGGAAAGGAATTCCATTTTGGTCTGGTCAAACTAGTGGAGGAGTTAATGTACCTACTTACAGAGTTATATCATTACAAGGAACAAACAATCAATATGGTATTACTAACGATAGTGTTAGATACAATGCTCAATATGGAGAAAATAATAGATACATACAGGATGGAAATAATAAAGTAAATTTTAGACGTCAAGCATTAATAGAATTAGGATTATTACTTCGTCTAGAAACAAATGTATCATCAGTATTACAAACATGGGCGGGAAATCAAGTTCAATTTACTATTGAAAATAAGTTTATAGGTAATCATCCAAGATACGCATCTAATGTAAGTTTAGTTGGTTATAACAATTTTGATGATTAATTAAAAAATAAGTGTAAAAAATAAAATTAATTAATATTTATAAAAAAAGATTATTATGAAATTAACAGCGTTAAAAAAAGTAATAAAAGAAGTAGTTAAAGAAGTAATACAAGAAGAAATAAAAGATATATTATTAGAAGCTTTAAAATCTAATAGAGTTACATCACCACAACCAGTAGTGGAAACAAGAGTACCAATAACACCACAAACTCCACCACAACAACCTGTGATGAATACACAACCTCGTAAAATGTCATTGGAGGAGCAAAGAGATGCTTATAAAAATATATTAGGAGAAACAGAAAGACAATTTACTTCTCAACACGCTCAAAATTTTGTACCAAAACCAGGAATGGATACAACACAAGGTCAATTACCTACAGGAGATGTAGGGATGGATCAAATTATGAATTTAATGAATACTAAATAATGCCTCAAATAGTAGACCAACAATTTGAAATAGATAGTGATGATCGTAGGATTGTGGGATTTGGTTTCCCATTAAACGCAGATAATGTATTTAATCCTACACATACTCAAAAGGACCAAATTAGAGCTAATTTAATTAATTTTATATTAACTAATCATGGTGAAAGGGTAAATAATCCTACATTTGGAGCTAATTTAAGAGAAATAATATTTGAAGGTATTTATCAATCAACAACAGTAGTAATTGAAGAAAGAATAAAAACAGTAGTAGCAGCAGAATTTCCTGAGGTTACAATAGTAAAAATACAATTTGATAATGATAGAGATAAAAATATAATTAAATTTTCATTATTTTATACTATAACTCCATTTGGAATAGATGATGAATTAACTATAGAAATACAATAATGGCTGAGATATCAAGAATTATAAATTATACAAGTAGAGATTTTAATAGTTTAAAAACTAACTTAATAGATTATTCAAAAACTTACTTTCCTAATACTTACAATGATTTTACATCAACTTCAACAGGAATGTTATTTATTGAAATGACTGCCTATGTAGGTGATGTTTTATCTTTTTATTTAGATAATCAAATTCAAGAAACTTTTATACAATACGCTAGACAAGATGAAAACATTTTTAATCTAGCCTATATGTTGGGTTACAAACCTAAAATGACAACAGTTGCAACAGCAACTATTGACTTTTACCAACAAATCCCATCAAAAGGCCCATCAGGAAATAAAACCCCAGATTATGATTATTCTATTAATATTCCAGCAGGAACAACAGTAAGATCAACAGCAGGTAATGATGTAGATTTTTTAATTGAAGATCAAATTGATTTTTCAATAAGTAGTTCAATGGATCCTACAATTATAAACATTTATTCAGCAACAGGAACAGATCCTGATTTTTATTTGTTAAAAAAATCACGTAAGTCTATTTCTGCAACATTAAATACTATTGAATTTAATTTTTCCTCACCAAAAAAATTCGACACAAGAAAAATAGAAGGAGATAATATTATAGGAATTTATGACATTAAAGACACAGATGGTAACACTTGGTATGAAGTTGATAATTTAGCTCAAGATTGTGTGTTTGAAAAAATTAAAAATACAAATACAAATGATCCAAATACAACACAAGGGGATGCTGCTAATATTTTAAAAATTAAACAAACACAAAAAAGATTTACTACTCGTTTTTTAAATTCAACTACATTAGAAATAGGATTTGGAGCAGGAACAGTATCAAATAATGATGCAGATATAGTACCTAATCCTAATAATGTAGGAACAGGTTTACCCTTTTCTCAAACTAAATTAACCACAGCTTTTTCCCCATTAAATTTTATTTTTACAGATAGTTATGGGGTAGCTCCATCAAATACTACCTTAACTGTAAGATATCTAACAGGAGGGGGATTTTCATCTAATGTTCCTTCTAATACTTTAGTAAAACCTAATACTTCATTAATAACTTTTACAAATCCTAATGTAGCAAATTCAGGATTAGCCCAAACAGTATTTGACTCAGTAGCATCTAATAATACATTTGCAGCAGATGGAGGACAAGATGCAGATACACTTGAAGAAATAAGACAAAATGCTTTAGGTAATTTTCAAAACCAATTAAGAACAGTAACACAACAAGATTATATAATCAGAGCTTTAAGTATGCCTTCTGAATTTGGGACTGTCGCAAAAGTATGGACTCAGCCCTCAAAAATAGGAGAACATATGCCAGGAGAATTACCAACAGTATTAGACATGTATATATTATCTTATAATTCCCAAAAACAATTAAGACCAGCATCAGCAACATTAAAAAATAATTTAAGAACATATTTATATGAGTATAGAATGATAAATGATTCTATTAAAATAAAAGATGCTTTTACAATTAATATAGGAATAAATTTTGATATAATAGTATTACCTAATTTTAATAATAATGAAGTATTAACTACTTGTGTAAGTGAATTACAAGATTATTTTAATATAGATAAATGGAATGTAAATGATCCTATCTTTCTTAGGAAATTATATATTCTTCTTGATAAAGTTGAGGGAGTTCAAACATGTAAACATATAACTATTAATAATTTAAGAGGTGAAAATTTAGGATATTCTAAATATGCATATGACATAGCATCAGCTACTATTGATGATGTAATATATCCTTCATTAGATCCTATGATTTTTGAAGTAAAATATCCATCTATAGATATTGTAGGAAGGGTAGTACCATTATAAAATATAAGTAATTATGCCAGAACCAGTAAGTAATTTATTAAATATTTTTGAAAAAACTAAATTAGATTTAGAGAAATCAACTAGTGAAGTTCCTGGTGGACCTATAAATGAACCTACATATGGGCATGAACAAAAATATGGCCCTAAAGCTCAAGACCAATACAGATTATCATCTGAAGGTCAAATTAGAAGTGATAATTCTAATATGAAAAATTCATTTGATGATACTAATTTTGATTTAGAAAATACAAATCCTGAAGGAGGTCCTATTAATTCTCCCCAATACTCTCATCAACAAAATTACCTTCCAGGAGCAGGTCAAGGATTTATTGATAAACCTGAAGGTGAAATAAGAGGTGATAATAGTTTGTTAAATGATAAAAATGGATCATTAACAGAATTAGATGTTGCAGAAGGTAGTATAATAGCAGATGATAGATATAATCAAATATACACACCAGATAATCCATATTACACTGGAAAAGAAGGAATGATTGAAAATAATGTAGATAAATGGTCAGCATTAGAACAATCAACAAAAAATACAGCATTAGATATTGAAGATAGACAATCAGGCCCCCCAGATCTTTTAGGAGATAGGAGTACAGGAACAAATAATGAAGCAATTGATCCAACAGGAGGTGGTCCTAATAGAATAACACCCGATATGCCTGATGGAACGTATAAAAATGTAAATTTATTAAGTGGTAATACCGTAGGAGGTTTAAAACAATTACATAAATATACACCTACAAACCCATATTATACAACAGGAGAAGCAATACCAGTACCACCAGAAGCACCTAATACAGGAGGTGGAGAAGAAGAAAGTATAAGTGGTCAATTACCTCCTTCAATGAATCCTACTGATTATGGAGATACAACACCAAATTTACCAGAACTAACTAATCCTGACTTTTAATTATGGGAATTTATAAAATATATCCATCCAAAGACGCAACACTTTACTCAGAATATCCTAGTATGAATACAGGATTAGATGAAATAATAGAAGCTTCTACATATTTAAAAGATGATCAAGGTCAATCTTGTAGATATTTAATTCAATTTTCACAAGATGAAATAAATAATGTATTTGATACACACATATCAAAATCAGGTATTTTTACTAGAAGTTATAATGTATATTTAAAAAATTACGCAGCAGTTGTTACTAATTTAAACCAATCAACAACAGTAGAAATATTACCTGTATCTTGTAGTTGGGATATGGGAATGGGTAGATATTTAAATTCTCCTGAAACCCAAATAGGATGTAGTTGGAAATGGAGAGATGAATCAGGTTCTAGAGCATGGATAACATCAGGTTTTGAACCTTTATCAAATGGTTATAGTGTAAGTGGAAAAGAAGGTGGAGGAACTTGGTGGACAGGATCTACTACACAATTAGATATAACATCATCTCAAGTATTTACTTACTCAAACCCAATTGACATAGAACAGGATGTTACTAATATAACAAGTATATGGATAAGTCAATCTAAAGGCATAACAGGAGGTGATATTACAAATGATGGATTTTTAATCAAACAAATTAATTCAAACGAATTTATACCATCAGAATCAAAAGCAGCTACACTAAAATACTATTCAGTTGATACTAATACTATATACCCCCCACATTTAGAATTTAGATTTGATGATTACTCATGGGATACAGGTTCTTCAACTAATACTATATTATCATCAGCAGAATCATTTATTTCTGTTTATAATAATGCCGGAACATATTATTCTCAAAGTGTTGCAAGATTAAGATTAGCTGCTAGACCTAAATATCCTACAAGAACTTTTGCAACTAGTTCTATATATACTACTAATTATTATTTACCTATTTCATCATCTTATGCTATTAAAGATAGTGAAACAAATGAGTATGTAATAGATTTTGATAAAAAATATACACAAATAAGTGCTGATGCTAATAGTAGTTATTTTGATGTTTATATGAATGGGTTAGAACCTGAAAGATATTATACAATTTTAATAAAAACAGAATTAGATAATACTACAAAAGTATTTGATGAAAATATAACTTTTAAAGTAATAAATGGATGACAAAAAAAATAGGATTAACAAGAACATTATTTAATAGAGATAAATTTAATGAAACTATTAATACATCATTTGATCAACTTGAACCTGTTGTTGATCCAAATTATTTTGATATTAATTTAGCTACTCTAGATGATTTTTGGCAATTATATGATAGATTTTTCTTTGATATACCTAAGCTTGGAGATTACCAATCTCATGAGTATCTTGCCAAAACAAGTGGGGAATATGCTAATTATGATCAAATTAATTCAGAAATTCAAGCTTTATTAGATGAAATAGCTGCATTAAGAGAACAAAATTTAGCACTCCTTACAGATGCATTAGACGAAGCTGAATCATCTCAAGGGACTAACGTTATAGATGAAACTAGTTAATAAAAAACAATAAAAATGGCAATTCCGGTATCTTCATCACTTAATCCAATAGATCCTAATGAACTATTACAATCACAAGGTATACAAACAGACTTAGCTGGTATTGTTCCTAGTGAAACATTTTCTAGTTCTTTTTATCAAGGAACAAGTGTTGTTGAATTTCATGTATATAGTTCTAATTTAACAAGATTATATACTAATTCTGATTTTACAAATTACACAATTACAAATCAGTCTCCCATCGATTCATCTCCTTTAAAAACATCTCCAACTAATCCACTTGGTGAAGATGATTTTGTAAATGAAGCAACAACTTCTACAACAAATGCTAATAGGGAAATGCCTAAACCACCATCAGTTAAAAATACGGTGGTACCAGCAAATTCATTAAATTTAACACCAGCTGAAGATCTTTATAACAATTCTTTTAATACTGGAACATATTTTGCACTTTATAATTTTATTAATTATGAATTATTATCATATTCAAAGTATTTTATATCAACTATCTCATCAGATAGAACAGAAATAAGAATTAAAAATAATACTCTTGGTAATGATATAATTATAAATGCTTTTAATGAATTTAACAACAGAATAAATACTGGGGAATATATAGATGAATTTTATATAAATTTTGGGTATAATAAACTATACATTGGAATAAATATAAAGCTAGAAATTGAAGAAACAACAGGTACTCCTGCAATTTTAATAAAGTTATTTGACGCTCTAGATGACACAGTATCTGAATTTTCAGAATTAAGTATAGTCACTAAAGTAGCAGAAAGTTTAGCTTGGGAAGTAAGATTTGAAGATGATTATTCAATAGTTGAAAATGTTAATTATATTAAAGGACCTAATATTAATATTCCTTTAAATGATTTAGTAAACAATTCAACAACTAATAAAACATGGAGAGAATTAAACCAAACTTCATCAATAGGAGCATCATCACAACTCCACTATTTACAAAATAGAAAAGGAGTACAATTTCAATTAAACTATAATAATTTTGATGAATTTGTCCATTACTCATCAGCAGAACAAAGATTAGAAAACTTTAGAACTAAAATGATTGAAATTGAGGGTTATAAAGAAGAAATAGGTTCTTTATTACTACCCTTAACAGGAGCCACAACAGGCTCTTCAGGATATTCTTCAAGTGTAGCATTATTAGAAACTAAAATAGATAATGTTATTTCTAAATTTGATGGTTATGAATATTTCTTATATTTTACAACAGGTTCAAAATCATGGCCTAAAACAACAGATACAATATATCCTTACCCTTTATATTCATATTCATCATCTCAAGTAAAAACATGGTATGGTTCAACAGATGAAGATGACCCCTACTATTCACAAACATCAAGAATATATTCAGCATCATTATATGATGAAGGTAATACAGATTATTTGTATTATGTAATTCCTCCTTTCATAACAGACAATGTAGATAATGATCAGTATTTAAAGTTTGTTAATATGTCAGGGCAGTTATTTGATGAAATTTGGTTATATACTAAATTTTTAACAACTGTAAGAAACAATTCAAATGCATTAACAGGTTCAAATCTTCCATTATCATTAGCAGGAAATGTAATAGAATCATTGGGAATGAGTACTTATGGTAATGATTTTGAAACAAAAAATGACTATGCAAAGCAATATATTTTTACAGTACCATCATCAGGATCACTATCAGGCTCTTCAGGAATAGAATACATAACAGATTACATTGATGTAACTAATTCATCGGGATCAATAATTAATTATTATAATACTGATCAAACGACATTAGGTTTTTTACACCAAATGTTAGATACTGGGTATCCTTACCCAATGGAAGGAACACAAAAAGAAATTTATAAAAGAATATTTGCTAATATGGTTTCTTTAGTAAAAAGAAAAGGAACTGTAACTGGTTTAAGACAATTAATTAATATATGGGGTGTTCCTAATACAATGTTACGTATTAGTGAATTTGGAGGTAAAAATAAAAAACATAATAATGATTGGGATTTGTGGTATAATCGCTATAGTAAAGCATATACAACTTATGACCCTAATATAACAACAGTAGATGGAAAAGTAAAACCATCATCATCTGTAATAATACCTTGGAGACCCTTAACTGCAAATGTATATAGTAGTGGGGGAACTGAATCCTCATCTTTAAATACAAATATAAGTGTTCCTGATTGTATACAATTTAGATTTAAAACAGATAGAAACATAGAACCAGATACTCATTACTCTGAATCTCTATTAATAAAAAAGTATAGAATCCAAAATATTGAAGATGAATGTGGTGGGTTTGCTATTAGGTTAGAAAGATCTATGTCTCAAACTGCATCTTATTCTGGTTCAATTAAAAGTACTACTGCTGATCCTTATTATGAATATGGTACTTTAAAATTATTAATTTCAGGTTCAACACAAGAAGGAGCAACCCCAGAACACCTATACACATCATCAGGTATTTATTTACCTTTTTATAATAAAGATTGGTGGTCAGTTCAAGTACAAAGAAAAACAAATTTAAGTGCTAGTGTAAATAATCAATTAAATGAATTTGAAATATTTGTAGGTCAAAAAGGATATGAAGGAAATGATGATAACAGAATAAAATGGTTAGGATCTTCTTCAATTACTATGCCTAACAATATTATATCAGCTTCAATGAATGCTGCGTGGAATAGAGTGAGAACAAATGATAATTTATTTCTTTATATTCCATATTATTCAAATGTTATATTAGGAGGTTTATATCAACCTGGTGGTTATAATATTATAGGGAATTGGTCTGAATCTTCTAACAACCCTACATACAATGCTAATATAATAGGAGATCCTTTTTCAGGATCATTCCAAGAATTTAGATATTATAGAAGAGCTATAAGTCAATCTCAATTTTTTGATTATGTAATGAATCCAAGATCTATTGAAGGTTTAAGAGGAAACTTTACAGGATCTAATAGTTCATTTGATTTATTATCATTTAGAATACCATTAGGAAATGAATTAGAATACCAATCTCAAAAAATATTTACACCCTCAGGTACTACATTTACAACAGGCTTTTCTTGGGGAATATTCGGGACTGATAGGCTTATTCCTTTTAACCAACCTACTCTCCCAAATGTAGGATATAATAGTACAGCAGCTAGATATAAAGGATTTTTAGGATCAGTACATCCATCATCAGTAGGTTATGTAGGTCCTTTATATACTTCATCATTTTTATTTTATAGTAAAAACACACCAGAAGTTGGAGCAATAGGAACTGCATCTCTTACATCAAGTAATTATTGGGTTTTAACTAACTTTGGAGAAAAAATATCCACAAGTTATCCAAATGCTTGGTCACATTTTACTTCATCACTTTTAAAACCTAATGATGAAGTTGTTTACTTAGACCAACCATCAGCAGGTATAAGAAATAGAAATTCTAATAAAATAGCAGTTGCGGACAGTGAATCATATGGTGAAGTGCTTTCATCTATGAGATCTATATACCAAGATTATCCACAAAATAGACCATATAATGAAAATACTAATAATTTAGAAGTTGGTTTTTCATTCCAAAATGAAATTAATGATGAAATTATATCAGCTATGGGTCATGGAGTTATTTCTGATATAGTAGGAGATGCTGATGAAATTTATGGAACAGCAGCAACAGCATCGTATGATAGATATCCAAGATTAACTAGAATAGCTGAAGATTATTTTAAAAAATACTCAGGAACAGGTCAATATCAAGTTGGTACTTATAGTACAACAGATCCAAATAATCCTGGTAATCCTTGGTCTTATAGACCAAAACTTAGAGAGCAGGAAGTTGATTATAATAGATTAATTCAATTTTATGAAACTTCATTATTTAAAGCAATTAAAAATTACGTACCAGCTAGAACTAGTTTAAGTACAGGTATTATAATTAAACCACATTTATTAGAAAGAAATAGTGTTAAATTAGCATCACTTACTTCTAAAACAACAATGGCTATAACTCCTGAAACGGGTTCAATTGATGGTAGATTTGATGTACCAGGTACCCCACAAGGATTTCAAAGTCCAATTATTAATCAAGATTTAACTATCACAAGTAGTATTAAAGTAGAAGAATTTAGTGGTGGTGTAAGTGATGATATGTTTAATAAATTAGCTCAAAATAACTACATTGATGCTGATGAAATAGTTAATTTTAGTAAACCGGGGGTATATAGTGGTGAAGTATATCCAACTAGTAGTGTTCACCAAAACCCAACAGCATCAGTAAATATACCATCATTTTACACAGGAAGTAATAAAATATATTCAGGTAGTTTTCTATATTTACAAGGTTTAGATAATAATTTAGTATATGAACCACAATTTTTTACATCATTTGATCACCCATTTGTACCAGGAGTGAATTGGCTTGCTCAATATTGGATACCTTTAGGGGGAAAAATGCTTGATCCATATAAATTCCCAGCAACCTCATCAGTTATAAATCAAAGTTTATATAGAATAACAGAAGTTGTTTATAATCAATTTGGAGAACCTAAATTATCTGGTTCAGGTACATTCCCAAATACTCCAGCAGGTTACGTAGGAAAACCTACACCTATAGCTTACACAAATGGACAAATATCTTCATCAACAGATTTATATGATCTTTCAGCTGCATACACAGGATCTATAACTAATACTTCTAAACACCCATTAGCAACAAATTTCCATTTAAGATTTATGACAGCTTTTAGCACGGGTGGTACAATTACACAAGATATTTCAGCTTCAATATTACTCACTTCAAGTTTTAATAGAATTTTAGGTAGAGATAGTTATGTACTTCCATGTGCTGCAGGAGCATCTCCATACATTTATGAAAATACATTTGATGAATTTATATTATATCCAAATGAATCATTTATGGTGGTAGCAGCTGCATCTCAGTCAGTACCATTTTCTGAAAATTTCTACACCAATTTTCTATTGATGAATAATTTTACGCACAGTATAAATTTTCCATTAGAAGACATAACAGATAGAAGTATAGTAGCACATCCTATTAGTGCCTCGTGGTGGAGATCTCGATCTCTTGCTATAAAGAATTATCCTGAAAATTCCTTCCACCAAACATGGGTGGATAATATTGATACTACTGAAGGAATAGTTCCAAGAATTCAAGAAGATGAAAAAGAATTTTATGATGGAGAGTATAGTGGATCTACTTTAGTAGCTGAAGATGGAGAAATGAATAATGGATGTGAAATAAAAGTATATAAAGCAATGGATAGTAGGTATCACATTGAAGCTATTAATTATGTACCTAAAACATTATATTATGCTACTATGTCTTGGGTTGAAGGAACAAGAAGTGCGGGTTTAGAGCCAAATAATTATGCTCCTATTTCTAATCTTTATCCACCACATACTGCTAAATATGATTCATGGTCAAAAGCAACATCATCATATAATGTACCTTGGAGTGGAATGGATAGTGCATATCCAAATACTTTCGATAAAGGTGTTGTAATTTTCCACCATAGAGTTTCTTCATCCTATGATGCAGGTGAAGGAAATAATGGTCAAATATTAGGACATAAAATTGACGCTATTCATTTCGATTGGAGTTTCTTTAGAAGTGAACCAGAATTATTTCCAATTAACACAGCAGATGGTAATGAATTAGACAATACAAAACCAACTACTATAACAAACTTTCCACAAAGTTCAACTGATCCAATGTCTTGGATTCAATATTTAATTTATTTAAATGAAATTGAGGTAGAGAGTATAGTAGAATTTATGAGACTATGGGCAACATCAGGATTACAAGCTAAGTTTGGGTGTATGCCTGATTTTGGTATACCTAATAATATAGATCCTTATCCATCAGAAAGTTGGTTTTATAATAACACAGGATCTTTAATTCCTGAAGGAGATAATGACACACTGCGTACTGCATTAAATTATGTAGGTGCTGAAGCATGGGATGTGCCATTTAATGTTATGAGAGAACTTAGATATGGAAGAAATGAACCTTATTTTAATATTTCTCTTAATGATAAAGATAATGTAATTCGAAATAACCCATCAGTAGATTCACAAAGTTATTATAACCCAAAATATAATGGCAATTATGATTGGGATGAATCAGGAGACGACCCAAATAGTATATCTGCTATATATCATGATGATCAACAAAAATTATATAACTATCAAATAACTAACACTACATTAAATGAATATAGTAGAGGAAGTATAATAGGTTTAAAAGGTTTAGCACGTTATGTGATGCTATTTGGTGAAAACAACCCAGAATTAGCAGGCATTGAAAGCCCTTCAATTGCTGAATATGGTAGTAATTATTTAACAAAAACACCATATGAAGGTAATTTTGGAACATCTACAGCATGGCCTTTTTCTTCAACTGCTATGCCTGGATTTACCTGCCCTATACCACCAGGAGGGTATAATACTCACAGTTTAGGTAGAGCTTTAATTTTCTCACAATCAGCAGGAGCTACTTGGTTTACTACTACTTTTGTATCTAAATCACAAGATTTAAGAACATGGACAGCATCTGGAGCATCTACTCCTACGGTACCTAGGGGTTCAGCATCAGCAGATAGAACAAATACTATCCATATAAATTCATTTGCAAGAGCATATAAATCATCATCACAATATCCTGTACCTGGGAAAGGAACAGCTTCGGTGTTTTTCTATCAACCTACTTTTACAGAAACTTCAAGTTTCCATAGAGCAATGCCATTTAGAATTAGAATATCATACCATTCATCTACAGGAGAAAATATGGCAGCTACTCTAAAACAAGATGGAAATTATGATGTTAAATTTTTAATATCAATGAGTTATTATTTAACTGATGCTGGAGTAGGTGATAATCCTTTTCAATTTGGTTATGATCCTCTTAATAGTAAAAGAAGAAATATATTTGACTCTTCAATAACAAGTATTTACCACTCAGAGACTAATCAAATAGAATTTAAACCATTAGCTGTAGTAGATCACACAACAGATGAATATTTAGAATATTTCTATGGAGATCCTGAATCACGAATATTTTTAGGAGCTGAACAATGGAAGTACGGAGAGAATTGGTCATCATCATTTTTATTTACAGGATCAGATGAAACAGCTATAGTGTTTGATCCATATTTTGAAGAGGCAGGATTTTACAACTCAGATTGTAATCCTACAATGAATAATGAAAATGAAAATAGATTAAATCCACACTTATTTGATGTAGATTATAGTACAGATTTATCAGTTCCAGTTAATTTAGATTTAATAAATAAAAGATCAGCAATATTAGCTCAAGTACCAGCAAGTAATTACACACAGCGAAGTTCTATAAATCCTAAATATAATGGTTGTAAATTATTAAGTGCAGATTATAATCACTTTACTTCAAAAACACAAGGAAAAAATGTTGTAACATTTTTAAATGGAGATACTGGATCGTGGGAAGGAGATAAATCATATGGTCCTTCAGCTGTTATAGATACTTCACCTATTTATATAGCTCATTTTAAACAAGCTATAGATAGTAGAGAAAGATTTGATACTATGACATTTAATATAGATTCTCTAATAGAAATCCCAGATACTGATATTATAGGAAAAAATCAACAACCTTCTATTATAGGTGTTGATGGTAGTGGAGATAAATTATTTAATGTAAGTTCAACATTCCCAAAAGGAAGAGCACTAACTATAAACTTTAATGAACAAGAAAAAGAATTTTCTAGTCTTAATGGTCAAATAATAAACTATAGTTCATTACAAGTAGGAACAAATAAAATTTACAACCCAGCATCACAATTTCAAGTAATAGCTTCAAATCAAATAAATCAATATGACACAACACCATCACAAGCTTTTAATGCACCACAGTGGATTACTTTAGAAGATCCTATATTAGAATTACCTCCTTCATCTCAATCATTAGATTCGGGTTACTCCAATTTAACTACAGGTAGTAATATGTTAATTTTAAAGGGATGTCCTATATATTTAAGAACAAGAGTTCCTGAGTATTTTGGACTATTAGGAGAAGTTGATATACATGGTCCTCATTTATCATTATTAAATACTTTAAATAAAAACATTAGAATGGGGGATATGTCGGGTTCATATAACAGAAATGTTACAGGATCTAGTTGGACTTACACAGGAAGTACTACATATCATAATACTGATTTAGGTTTTAGATCATCACAATTTCCACTTTATACTACTGCTAATATAATATCAGGTAGTTATGGAAAAAATATAATGGGTTGGTATAATAAATGGTCTGTAGGTGAAACATTTGGAGCTTTCCAAGGATTTGTACTTTTTAGTAGATATTTTCAAAATACTTTTACATCTTTTGTTCCAACATATGAAAAAGAAAAAAAAGGAGTTACGTGGAGATTCAACCCAGCTTTATCAGGTGTTCCAGAGTATGAAAACTTCCAACACGATATGTTAGTAGAAGAAGGTGATATAATAAGAGTTACATATGATTATTTACTAACAGCTAGTTCTGATAATACTGTTGAAACTATTACACAAGATTTTGAAGTAATGGGTTATAATTTAGTACCACCTATATTATCAGGTTCTACTACAGTAAACCCAGGAGATGCTTTTACAAGTAATGTAGATTTTAGGTTAGAGCAAGGTTCACAACCTTGGACTAATCCAAATTCTGGATATAGAGGAAAAGGAACATACACAGGATATCAATATGGTCAAGAATGTATGTTAACTTCTTTTGGAGGTCCGAATGCATCAGGAATATTATCACAATCATCAACATATAGAAGTGCTTCATTTACAGGTTATTATCCTGATTTTTATGGACCAAGAGAAGATAAAATTACATTAGCTACATTTGGGGCATCTAAATTAGCAAGTGGTACTGTAATTAATGGAATAGGCCCATCAGATACTCCAGGACAGTATCAATGGTGTTTATCAACAAATCAAAGATTACTTGACTCAGGTTCAATATCTAAAGGAACAGCAGATCCTACAGTTTCAAGTGGAGCTGATTTTTCATCAATTTATGAAGCAACTGGATCAAATTATAATAGAGATTGTGCGGCATGGGCGTCAGGATCTATTGTAATGCATATGGGAAATGCATCAACTACATCTCTATTGAAAGAGCCAACACAAGTATGGATACCAGACCCAGGTTATATCTACGATAGATTAAGAGTAGTACCTGATCCAAAAACATTAAAAAAACCAATACCCGGTGGACATATTAAAAATTACACTATTTTTAGAAGAGTAAACGCAGATGATAGAGTAATAGTAGAAATTACCCCACCAACAGGTTCAAAAGGAATTGTAACTCCATCAGGAGATGGATTTTTAATACCTAATGATTTAACTGAAACACAGAAACGAAATGTTCAAACTGTTATAACATCATTAAAAGATAAAAATGCGTTTCAATAAAATTAAATAAATTAATAACTTAATTTGGAATAAAAATAAAATTTTTATATATTTATAAATAAAATCAATAAACAATGGGATACTTAAATAATCAAGTAGTAACAGTCGATGCTATTTTAACTAAAAAAGGTAGAGAATTATTAGCAAAAGGAGAAGGAAATTTTAAAATAACTCAATTTGCACTATCAGATGATGAAGTTGATTATACAATGTATAATCCAAACCATCCATCAGGTTCAGCATATTATGGTGAGGCTATAGAAAATATGCCTCTATTAGAAGCTATACCGGATGAAACACAAACTATGAAATATAAGTTAACTACTTTACCAAGAGGTACTTCTAAAATGCCAGTTTTATCAGTAGGTTATAATCAAATAACATTACAACAAGGAGAAGCTTTATCATTATCTCCACAAACTTTAAATTATTTAGGAGCAACAACAGGCCAATCAGAAGGTGATGGATACACAGCTACAATTTCAGATGTAAGAATATTTTCAGATTTTACAGGAACAGGAATAGCAACAGAGCAAGCCTCAAAATTAAATTCATCAGAAACTTTTGGAACTAATGTCTCAAAAACAGTTATAGGTACATCAGTTACTTTAACAGCAACTACTGTTAATGCTTTATATGGAAATAAAACAGCATTATATGCTACCCTTATAATAACTGGTAGAAATAGTGGGGCCAGAATACAAATCCCTGTAACAGTAACAAAAACATCATAAATCATTTTAAGATATGTTTAAAATAATAACACCAGAGGATCAAGTAATAAGTTCAGATTCGGTAACAGGAACAGTTTGGAGTAATAATGCTCCTATTTTAACTTCATTTTTCACATCTTCAATACAAGCAGCTAGTAATACCGGAAAATTTTATTATCACGTGTATCAAACATCATCAACAGATTCAACAGCAGCTGTACAATTTGATATGGCTTATGCTGATAAGATGGGTAGTGGAAGTAATTTTTACAATGCGTTAGTAACAGGATCATCCCCAACTAGAACTATATATGGTCAATATCAAAATATAGTATTAGGAGATGACACATTACCTTTTTCATTTGGAGGAGTTACAAGTTCATATTTTTATGTAATAGCCCCAGAAAGAGCTAGATTTAAAGAAAAATTACTACCTGGAACAATGACATTAAAACTATCAGGTTCAGGACAACCTAGTAATAGTATAGAATTAACAGATAATAGTAAAGTTGTAACCTCAACAACATTTAATAACGCAGGTAGAGTATTCCAAGTAGTATCAGGTTCAGCAGGAAATGTTTATACATCAGTAAATGCAAATGGATATAGTGTAGCATCAGGATCTTATGGTTTGTTTTTACCAGACATTGCAACAATAATATTAAATGGTCAAGCATTAGATGATGGTAATATTAAAACTGGAGGAGGAATCAATTTATCGACACAGAGACAAATGGACGTTAACAATAATAATATGAATAGATTGTTAAACGCCATGAAACGTAAAGGCTATTTTAAATTAAATTCAGAAGAAACACTAACATCTGACTTTTTATTTATTAGAGCTAAAAATCAAGAATTTAATTTTTCTGAAAACCCTTCATTTATATCAGGTAGTACTGGAGCTGTATTATATGACTCATTTGTTAACAACCCACAAGTATACATTACTACAGTAGGGATGTATAATGAAGCTAATGAATTATTAGCTGTAGCTAAAATGAGTAGACCTTTATTAAAAGATTTTACTAAAGAAGTATTAGTTAGAGTAAAATTAGATTTTTAAAATGAATGGATGCTTACAAACAACTTACAACCAAAGATGTAGTAATAACCCCCTATGAAACTAATAGACATATAAAGTTTATTAGTGGTTCAATATCTCAATCTGGAATTGGATTATTTTATGGGTTAAAATCACCTAAAAACAAAGCAGATGTAACTCACACAGACACACAGTGGGATAACACATCCTATAGTACTGCACAAAAATGGCCAAGTCAATTAGCTTTTTATTATGGTACTGCATCAATTTCTCATGCATCATTTCCTTTAAATAATAAAACAGGTTTTTCATCACTTGAAGCCCAAAATATATACACTGTTTATAGTAATGTTAGACATCTATATTATACTAATTATGTTTCAAGAAGTTGGGGAGATAGAGCTTATACACAAAGTTTAATACCAGGAGTAAATTCAGCAGGAAATCGTTTTTCAGCAAACCAAATTCATACATGGACAGGCTCATATAATGCTGCTATGTCTACAAGGTATGAAAATTATAAAATGAATACTATACAACAAGAAAGACATTTTATAGAGCAATATAGATCAAGTTCATATGGTATTCCTCCTATGGGTTCAGTATCTACGGGTTATACAACAAACCTACCGTATGAATGTGCTGTTTTTAGTATTCCTCGTAGATTATATGGTGAAGCAATACAACCAAAATCTTTTCAATATATAATTACAGGATCTTTTAAATCCCCAGCAGCCGGCGTTTCAAGTGCATATATGACAAAAATATATGATGATGGTGAGGGAAATTTATATATGGATACATCTGCATCATATGCAACCGCCCCACAGCAACAGGGAGCTGCTAATAGATTATGGTGTGGTAATATTTTTTACCCCCATGGTATAGGTGTTGTATTTGACTCAATGATTTCTAATAACTATGCTATGTATAATAATGCTACCCAATCAGCAGTAGCAGCCGTTGGTTTATACCCACATTTTTCCCAAAATACTACAATGAAACCTCATTCATATAATGCAACTTACGCTAATTCTTTCATAAATAATGGCATAGCATCAGCTAGTATTGAATTTTCTTCATCAGTAAGATTATGGGAACATCAATATAAAGTCACAATAAAAGATAGTGAATTTAATTACTCTTTAAACCACTCATTGTTAACAGGTAGTGCAGGAGTAAATAACCAAGTATATTTTGATTTTGCAACAGGCTCTTATTTTTCAC